TATACCTTGATCGTTTCGTCTACTTTAGGAAGGAACGGAAGGTTAATCGTGTTAGTACCTCCAGAAACAAGGGTTTTGATGCGCTTGTCGAGGTGAGTGATATAGCCCTCTGCGTCTAGCTGTCCTTCTTCAAGGTTGATTTGCTCCAGCATTACCTGTCCATTATACACTGAGATAACGTATAGAACGGAGTCGATGAAATTAACTGAGCGCACAACACCTTTGACGGTGAACTTCATCCACGCTCCTAAAAGCTTTTTGTTTCCGCTAAAGAAGTATTTATATACGAAGATAGAAGTCATTAGTTGAAGCGAGAGTTAAAGTTGATTGTACGTTGGATAGAAGGCATCTTTTTGCTATATACTCTGGAGTAATGTATGCGTCCCTGAATAGTTTCGGTTCTACCAATACCTACCGCACTAATACTAGAATCGTTAATTAAAGGAATATTAGTACCAATGACTTCAGCAGCTAGATTGTTATTGAAATAAAGACGTATGCCATCTGCGTCGCCCACTAGCATTACGTGTAGCATTTGTTTTCCAGATGGTACATATGGAACCTGTCCTTTGTAGGTAGTACCATTAATGTTGATATAGCCAATCCCGCTATCAGGGCTGTTGGTGTAATAACTATAATGACCCGCTTCAATTATTGTATTGTTCAGCGTGTTTACACATCGAAACATCGCTCTTGGAAAGGAACCCAAGGAGCTTGATGTGGCGATATAAGACATAAAGGTCTCCAGTGTATAACCATCTGATATTGCTGAGCTAAACGTATTATAACCTGTAGCAGGAGCTGCGGCTACATCTAACAAAGTAATGAAACGACCTGCTGCTTTATAACCATAAGGAAGAGAACCTCCAAGCCACCCAAAGTCAGTTGCTTGCGACTGTGTCATTTGATCGTAAACATAACTACTTAGGAAACCGAGGTCGTTTTGTATAGTAACACAAGGATAGATAGGTGATGTAGTAGACACAAAATTAGGAAACCTATCACTATCTATTTCAGTGGTTTGTTGCCCATTAAAACGAGTATAAGTGGTATCCACGGTTTCAATCATCGGAGTGACAGAGTCATAAGCCGTTGTGTGATATATCAGATCAGCTCCACCGATAAATTTATGGTTAGTTCCTTGGATATTAGAAACAACATAACTTGTATCAATAACCTGTCCGTCGGTAGTTTCTACCTTACCAGAGATAGCAGCTATTAATCCTTCGGAGTTGGAACCAGTTAAGGACAGCAAGTCATTAGGAATATACTGAGGGACTGCTTGAGTAATCTCATCGGAGTCATATACGTCCGTAGTAGAGTTGATTGTGTATTCTCTCAATCCTGTGTGGCTTCCACGGTCGAAAGGGAAGTACAGATAAGAACCAAGCGGTAACGGCTCTACAGTCTTTGTGTAATCAAAGTTAGTAACCTGACTGATAGATACCGTACGAGGTGTTAACAAGTCTCCACCCTTCAGCACAAACTGAGCGGTGTCAGAGAAGATGGTAAGGTTTTCTTGGAACGGCTGCGCTGCTCTCAAGTTTGTTATCTCGCGATTGGATACCGTCACGTCGATTGGATCAGAGTCCAATAAATCTGTAACGGTAGTGCGAAAGAAATTAAATGCCTGTATAGTTGTAGCAACGGTAATGTTTGCTTCGTCAGTAAAGGCTAAGATTGTTTCGTCTAGAGGCGCGCTTACTTCAGCAGTGTTAGCATTGTTGTCTGGCATATAGAACTTAGTGTTCGGGAATGCGTCAAACTCATACTCAGTAAAGGCTCCGTAAATAACAGAGGAGTCCACATATAAAGGATAATAATGTCCATCAGCGTGAACACCGTCGCCGCTACTATTGACATAGTAAGGCGTTCCGTTCGCAGAGCCTCCAAAGCCAGATTCAGAAAATATAACAGCGTCTCGCGAAAGAAGGCCAAGACGGTTCTTGAATAGGAAGAGGTTGTTAATGTTATTACTGACGAACGAAGGAAAAGGATTGGTGTCGTTGTTTCCAGCCTTGCGCTCTCCGAAAGGCATGCCACGAAGAACAAAGACATTCTCAGCAGTGTTAACTAGCTGTACAGGTGTGCCAGCTCCAACCTTGTAGAACTCAGACGGCCCCACAGTTTCAATCCACGAACCGTTACCTTCGTATTGTCCGTTATTCGTTTCAAACTTTACATAATAATCATCTTGGGTTAGTTCCGCGTCCCCTCTGACTTTAACAGTAAAGTCATTAAGGCAGAACTTAGGAAGATCAGTGATAGAATCTACCTCTTTATAAACAAGACCCAATCCTGAGTTAGATAGACCGTCAGAGACACTAACGTCTGTAGAATTAAAACCACCAGCAGATAAATTCAAAAGTATACCAGTTTCGCCTACTTTAGTAGCTAAGCCAGCAGCAAAAGCTCCTCCTGTTTCATTAACATGTGAGTTTGTTAGATTAGTGCGCGGAGAGTTAAAAAATTTATCTCTAATTTGAGCAGCAGAAGCGTTGACCGCGTGGTCGTCACTATCTGAAAGACGCATATACTCAGTAGCACCTACTGTTATAGTATATTCTTTTTCATAGTCACCTTGCTTGATGAACACATAAGCCTCGTCTGCTAAATCATAAGTTGTCTCCGTGGACTTCTCAACAGCGTCGGCTGTGTTTACCATTAAGGTAGTATCGCCAATTGTAAGAGCTTTTATATTTTGATGCGAGGTAGCAGAGTAGATATAATCGTCTGCTGTTAACGGATAGCCAGCGGGGTAGTTGACACCATTAACGCTAATGGACGCCTCTGTGGGCGTTAGAGAACCTTCAGCGAGCTCTATCCTGAACACACGCAACTTAATGCCTTCAAGTATAACTACATACTTCTCATCGGAGGTGCGCTCAATAAAAGTAATGAAGCCTTCTTTAAGGATATCATCATCTTCGTCTCCAGCAGGCGCATCAAATAGTTTACTGATGACCTCAACAGGGGGTCTTTTCTGTAGCCCTTTAAGGATACTACTGACTGCGTTTTCCTGTATCTCGCACTGTCCGTCGTATCGAAGGACGTCAGGCTGCTGCGAAACTCCCTGTACAAGATTAGGGAGCGAGTTATTTATTAAAGGCATCTTATGTTATTGAGTAGTTTCGATTTATGCCGATTCTGGCTCCAGTATCAAAATTGTCAAATATTGTTCGATCAGAGTTCTTAGCGTCAAACTCTTCGAGACGAGCTTTCGCTGTATATTCGTCACGAGCAATGAGTGCTTCTAGTTCACGAGAACCTACAATACGTCCTTGTAATATACGTGCGGCACGTAAAGTAATATAACGTCGGGCTGGTTCGGGAAGACTATCCCAATCAAGCAGACGAGTTAGTGTGACTTTTATGTCACTAGTAAAAGTAGAGGTGTTGTCTTTGCGGTTAAATAAAGTTAGACCACGGCATACAATATCGGAAGAGTGGTCAACCACATCAGCTTCGATAACGTCGGAGTCTAGGACGATGTTGTTTGAGACGTTAGGACTCAGAGTAACATCATACTCGGTATTGAAATGCCAACCATCCGATTGAACTTCACGGCTTACCTCGTCCAAAATAGTCAACGCAGTCGATGCGCTGATAGGAAGAGCAGAGGGTGTTGCTATAGAGTCAACAGGCGATTCACCGATATGCCCCAGCATGGAGTTAACGGCTTCAAGTTGTGTAGTAAGAGTTGGCATAATGTTTTATAAAAAGGGTGTCCCCACCCCCATGAAAGAGGGTGAGGACGGTTTAAGCAATTAAGCAGGCTGTACTTCGACGCAAGCTTCGGGACGGATAACACCGTGGCCCATAGCATATTTTGCAACGAAGAGCGTACCTTGGCGCTCGATTTGGTACTCAGACTCAGTGGCAAGGTCAAGAAGCTTGACAGTACCAAGAGCAGCTTTGTGGCCCGCGAGGAAGCCAGTAGAGCTGAAGTCACCATTGTAACCGCTGCCGTTTCCAGCACCAGCGTGGTTCTTGTCGAACACATCATTGTTAGATGCGCCGTCGCCAGTAGCAACAGCAGACAAGTCAGCACTCGGAATGTGAGTAGACTTGAACAGCTTGATGCCAGCAACCATAGGTACAGAACCTTGAGCAACAGAGCCTTCGCCACCGAAGTCACGGTTGAGGGCAATGTTAGTGCTAGGATCGCTGATCAGCTTGTAGTACTGAGCAGGAGTCAAGACAGCGAAACGATCCTCAGCAGGGATGTCGTTCTCGTCAAGCTTCTGAGCAACTTCGAAAAGTGCGTCAAGAAGACCAGTACCAGTGTTAAGTGTAGCTCCAGTAACTTGGACACCGCCGTTACCACCAGTGATGGTAGCGTTCTGACGTGCGCCAGCAACGAGAGTCTTCATCACAGCGATGTCGAAGCGTTTAGCAAGTGCTTTACCAAGCTCTTGTGCATAAATGCTGCGAACGTCGTAGTGAGTCTTAAGCTCGTCGATGTTAGCAAGGAAGGTCGAGGCAAGAAGTACATCGTCAATGTTGACGGTGATTTCATTCTTCTTGATGTCGGAGAGGTAGGGGTTACCGCTGTCGGCAATGTTCTCACCAGCAGAGTGGTAAGAGGCAGTAGCGACACCAGTAGCAGGGAACTGAGCAGTCTTTCCAGAAGAGATAGTTCGTACAGTGTGGAGATCCTTCATTATGTTCGCTTCTTCGAACGTAGTGAGAATCTCACCTGAGAACACCTTAAGGAAGAGAGCATTGTCCTGTGCAAAAGAACCGTCAGAGGTTCCGTTGATGACACCTACACGTGAGGGAGTAGTATCAGACATGATATTTATCTTTCTTTATTAGGGGGTTATTTAGTTTAGGTTTGATCTGTCACTAGTATGCTTCGTTTGCTAACCTAATGTTATCCTCCGCAGAGGGCATTGTGCTACTTGTCGCACTTCAGGGACAAAATTATTTTTTATTCACACGTAAAGACACACGAGCTGCCTTTGTGTTACTTACAAATTGTTTTCCTTTGGATCCTTCTTTCTTTTTCTTTCGAGCTGTATTTGCTCGCTCAGACGTTGATAAGCTCTTAGCTTTAGCCATTGGAAGGCAACGGTCGGGATTCTTTTTGTTTTTAGACGTTCCGCAAGCTCCTTTGATTTT